CCAAGGCACCTCTAATTTCGCATCGTCTTCTATTATAACACGGTCAAACACGGTGTCAATAGAAAAGTTTTCTTCGTAAAAATCGATTTCATTTTCTAGGTCTTCCCCCCATAATAAGGTTGTCTCTGTTTCTTTAAAAATCTCAAGAGCAGCCGTCATTTGCGCGGGGTTGAAAGTGAAACTTAAAAGATGGCCCGTAGCAAAGGACTTTCCCTTGTGCGTAACACAAAAGTTTTGGTCTTTTGAAATTTCAAGCCTTTCTGGCCTCAATTCCTTTGGCTGGTAGACGCCATGTGGGTAAGCCACCCAAAATCGCTCTGGTGCTACCCATTTACTAAGGCTTTTTCCTATTTCAAAGGCTGTTTTTGCTCCATAAAGAATTGTCCAAGTAACGCAGTTGACTTTGTTGCGGTCTTCATCGGGCATTGGCACATAAAAGATAGGGATAGGGCGCCGTGCTTCGGAAGGAAAGCGGTTCTTTCTGCCAATCCAAACAGGGTCTTGGATATAGTCACCCATTCTTTGCCGAATAATAGGCGAAGCGTCATCATTAGCAATAATCCAAATTGTTTCGCAACCTGCGTAAGCACATTCAAGAAGTGCGCGTTCTATTGCGTAAAAATTTGGGGCGAGAGGCATAAGACAATCGTCCCAATCCATTCGGAAATCCATTGGTTTGGTCACAACCGGGATAATGCCTGCCAAATGAAAACTCATAATGCCCTCATCAGTTTGCCAATGTAACCCTTCATTTCTTCGGCTTCGTCTAAGATATCGTAAATGGAGCCATAATAAAAGTCAAACCTATCGTCTTCTTCGTAATAACGGATAGATGCTGGGAACACTTCTCTCTCCGCTGGTTCGACTTTCACAGCATAATACTTGTATCTATCTGGGTTTTTCTGGTCTCGGCCATTTCTTGCCCCTCGTATTCCTGCTGCTTTCATCATTTTCGTTATTTTAAACTTGGCCATTGTATCGGAGTAATCAAAGTCTCTTAACTGCTTGTCAGATAAGTAGGAGATGGCCACAAGATCTTTCAGCCTTGTGTTGTCGCTTCTCTCCGATGGAAAGAAAAAAATATCTCTTACAAAGTTAGAATCTGGATCTTGGAGGTAGTCCACACCGTGGCGGCAGCCACTCCTTACGTTAATCCAGTCTACTACCCTGTTCAGGTGTGGCACTTGCTTGGTCACCGCTGGTAAGCCCTTTACTTGGGAATCATCTACAATAATGAGTTTTTGGAAATTATATTTGAACTTAGAAAACTCCGTGCTCATTATCAGTTGGTTGTCAACCACTCTCAGGTTTGTGACACCTTCCAGTGGTAAAAGCAAACCAGAGAGTCCAAGAAAAAAACTTACTTTCTCCCAAACTTCTCTGGCTGCGACCTCTTTTTCTTGAAACCCTAGAAGAGAGAGGCTATGGTGAGACAGACGGTCAAAGCGAAAAGGAGGTATGGGATCACGATAAAGAATCGGAATCCCGCTAAAAGCTGCATAGAGTAAGGATCTAAGATCTCCTCCAACCACAATCTTATTCTTTTCGAAAACAAAACTTTTTCTCCTCAAATGATCATTAGAAGGCACGCCACACCATTATTGACTACGTGAGCTAAAATTGAAGGCCCTATCTTTCCTGTCTTATACCTTAGCCAGCCGACAAAAAAGCTGAAAGGCAGGAGGCCAAGGACGTGAAGGGGCTCGATATGAATAAGAGCAAAGATCAGTGAAATGAAAATCCATGTCTGATAAGGCGTCAGTTTCCACTCAAATAATCCCCATAGTATTTTTCTAAAAACTACCTCTTCGGCGATTGGAATTAAGAAAGTAATCAACATGAAGAAAATTATTTGCAAAGGCCCTATACCACTAGACATAAACTCCGATACAACCTCTAACTCTTCGGGNTTNAGGCTTGGAAGAAGATTGGATAATACTGATACAACCCAAGCAGGAACCAAACTAATTACTAGCCCTCCTGCAAGAGCAATTTTATAATATTCTTTCACCACAAACTCCTCTTCAGACGATTCACTTCACTTCTCAAAATACTAACTTCTTCCCGCAATAACTTTAGTTCAAAATCACTTTGTTCGCAAATATTGAAAAGATCATCGCAGCCTCCGATAAATTCACCGCAAGCCCAAATGGCAGGTACTGTTTTGTGGCCTGTCTCTGCAATGATCTTTTGGTGAAGTTGCGGATCGTTAGTCACGTCAATTGTATGCAGAGAAAAACCTAAATCTTTTGTCACTTTTTCTGCTGCTTTATCGCAAAACGGGCAGCCTTCTTTTATATACATCTTGAATACAGTTCTATCTAATAACATCAGTTCTCCTCTTCTCTATTAGAAGCAGTGACAGGCATTTTCAAATTTGGATCTGGGTCTGCGCCTTCCAGAAGGTCCCACAATCTCTCGTACAAATCGAGTTTTATGATTAACCCATTCTCTGGCATTGGCAACTGCCATTCCAAACACTGTTCAGCAGTAATTAGTTTATTACGACTCAATACGCTTAAAATCATATTGGTTAAGATCACAAAATCTACTTCTTCAAATGTCGAATCTATCGGTTGACAAGCAATGATTGCTGACCTAATCTGTCTGGCTAAGTCCATCTTTTTCTCACATCTTTTAATTCTGATAGGGGCACACCCGTTTTGCCCTTGTCGGACTCCACAAGAACCCAGTGTTCTCCGTGTCTTTCTCCTAAATACTCTATTACTCTCACAGGGATATTATATTCCTTGCTATACCATACAGCATCAATAATCATTCTTCGTCCTCCTCGTCTTCGGAAAGCAGCGAGTCGTATTGTTTCTTTCTTTTAATGACAGCTTGAGCATAATCGTGACTTCGTTGCGGTGGTTTAAAACCGCCATTGTAGATTGCTAAAGCTCTACAGGAATCTTCGTTAACATTCAACGAGGAAAGAAAATCAGTTCCTGCTCTAAGGTTTTGCTTCATATCAAAAAGGTCTGTCACCTTGAGCCTATCAAGTCTAGGTCTGTGAGACTTAGGTATAACCTGCATTAGCCCTCGATCATCCGATGTTCCCAATGCACCTGGTTTACAACGGCTCTCTGTCCAAACAACGCTAAGTACCAGCGTCTTCTCCACGCTGTATTCACCTGAGATAGTTTCGATACTGTTTGCTAAGTCGACGGTTCCAAAAGTTGAACCGCACACTAGTGCGACTAAGTCAATCCATTTCATCATTGCCTCCATTAAGACAGCAGTTTGCATCTCGAAACAGGAGCCATCCAAAAAAAAGACCAAGGTTAAAAGACCAAACAAACGATGCTAAACTCATTCTTCGCTCTCCCTAACCCTTGACTGGAACTTCCTAAACTCTTCTTCTATCCCCTGCCCGATGGAGAAAGCCATCATTAACTTCTCTCTTTCGGATAGTTCTTGGAATTCCTTAGTGGATATAAGAGCATCAGCAACAACATTCTGTAAGCCTACGCTGATAGATAGCCAATGCCCCTTCCCTATATAACCATCTCTCTTATACACATCTTCCCACACTTTTAGTTCTTTCCTAAAAGCGTCGTGTACAGATTTGGAAATTGCGGTTTCAAGGCTCATTCTTCGCTCTCCGTGGGTCGATCAGTTCAACATTGTCAGCCGCCCATTCGCATCCCCTATTGTTTACATAAGTTTTTACTTTAATGTAGCTAGGCTTGCCACACATAATCCTACCCACCTCCACTACTCTTCCTAGTCCGTCAGGACAAATAGCTTCTTGACCGATGATAACTTTAATCATTCTTCGCTCTCCAACATTTGAAACAAGACTACATCACTAGCCTCTTGCTCTTTTCCGTAACTCTTCGACCGTGCCCGCTTTCCAATACCGTTTCATGTCATAAGCGAAGTAGCCGTCCATGTAGCAGGGGTTCAGCTTGTCGTATGGCCCCTTTCCGTCGAACTTTGCTAAGTCGTCCTTCAGTGTTCTCTTAATCCTGCTCATTCTTCGCTCTCCGATGGCACCATGCCGCACTTACGCATAGCCTGTATGGTGAGTGGGAAATCACCCTGCTCTTCTACCAGACGAAGCATTTCAGCAGCGACATCACGGATCTCTACTTGTGCGTGCTCATCGTTTCGTAGTTTTTGAAAGTGAGCAAAAGAACGCCAGTTGAACATAATGTCGCAAGTAATCTGGATTCCGTAAGGAAGATAAAGACGAGCACTTTCTTTTGCCCTCTTACGTGAGTAACCTTGCTCCTCAAGGCGTTCAATACAGCCGTGGTAGCGTTCGTAAGCGTCCTTGATGAAAGCCTCAAGATTATCTTGTTCTTCCTGCGGCCAGTCTTCTGGGAGATAATACTTATCTATTTTGAACTCCTTATACCTTGCGGACTCTGCGTTGATGCTGACTCCAACACGATGCTTGAGGAGGTGAATATGAGAAGCAATATCTGTTGTGACCAAAAAGTGTAAAGTAGATTTCTCGAACGGGGTCATGTGACCTTCGGTTGCCAGCATGTCAAGTAACTTCCCGACTCTTGCGAGCTTCTTTGGCCCAATCTGCCTGCTTGTGCTAGTCCAAGCCGAGAGTGCGTGAGTTAAGTCGTCTCCATAAGTTCCTATTAGTTCTACCGTGTTATGCATTTAAGCTCCTGTTTTTTGTAAGCCATTTATAAAGTTTTTCTATTTCTTCAAGACTAGAATCATTTTTTATTCTGTTTGCTCTATAAGAGATCACAACTATATTGTCTTTGGTGTAGCCTTTTGTTGAGTCAATCCTATCTAGAGAAGGAGAAAAATCTGCTGCTATCCCTTCTGCTATTCCAAGTTCAATTCCAAGAATAGGGCATTTATCTGGAATTGCTATGTCTTCGAGTTGAATTTCAAATAAAAGACCTTTATTTCCTGCTCTGGCTTTCGCTCTCATAAACATCTGTTTTTCAGCATTTTCTCGTCTCCACCTTCTTGATGCAAGGGCATGTTTCTCGCTAAACCCTTCTTTCCCTTTATTTACTCTATAGCGGTCGCGTCTCCTTACGGACCAGCAAACTTTACAATAAGAACGATAACCTTTACGATCACTGCGAGGGTAGAATTCCGTAAGTGATTTCTCTTCTTTACAAATACTACAAACTTTTGTCTCCATTATAAGACCTCCTTATAATAGTAAGTAGTTTGCAGAATCAAGGACACCACATTTTAGATAAAAAATGTTGTCCCTTGATGACCTTCACGAGCCAACACATCAAGAAGTTTATCAACACGAGCAAGCTTCCTTGGTGTAAGGTTACGACTTGTTGAAGTCCAAGCCGAGCAGGCATGTGTTAAATCATCCCCATAAGTTCCGATAAGTTCTACTGTATTTTTCACTCTTCACTCCCTGGAAAAAATAAAATATTATTTGGTAGAGGCTTTTCTTGCTCTACTTGTGGCTCTTCCTCTTCTGGGGGGAACATCATATCCCACTTTTCGTCTACATCACTGATCGCTTCAAGCATTCTTAAAACTTGATCTTCATCCCAGCCAGTAGGAAAAATACCTTCTTCATACCAAGTTTCCCAACTGCTTTGAGTGTAGACAAGAGCTTGTTTAATTATCTTCATATCAAGCTCTGTTAGACTGAACTCTTTCATCATCCCCCCAATGATTAACACTATACCATGGGTCTGTCGTCGATGTCAAGCATATTCTTGATGCTTTCAAAATGTGCTCTTGCAATCTCCCATTGTCCCTCTTGCGACAAAAGATATTTAGCATCATCAATATTTACAAAAAATCCGTTCTCCGTCAACATGGCTGGCATTGCGGTTTTTCTCAGAACATAAAAAGACCTATTTTCTATGATTCTGCGGGGTCGTAGTTGGGTTGAAGCGTACTCTGCCAAAAGTTTGCTTGAAATTTGACCTGCTACTCCTGAATTTCTATAAACATAAACATCTGCTCCCTTTGCATTAAGGGAAGGGCCTTTGAGATCTTTACCAATGGCATTTGAGTGGATAGAAATAAACAAAGTTTCTCCTCGCTTATTCTCACTGTTTGCGTTTCTTACACGGGTTCCAAGCGAGATGTCTCTCTGCTCAAGGTCTTCGGCTGTAACAGGTTCTGTCACATAGCAATCTTCAACGCAGTCAAAAACTTCTACACCTGACTTTACAAGAAGTGTCATTAATTTNCTTGCGATGCCTCGATTTGTTACACCTTCGTAAATTGAGAAAACTTCTGGCTCTGTAAAGTGATACTGCTTGCCAGTGGGGGTCTGGTACTCCCCCTCGATCATACCACCATGACCATAGTCTATAATTATTCTGCTAAATGCCATCTTTTGTCCCCTTCTCTAGCCAACGATCTAAATACCACTTGGCTTTTCTTATATCTTCTAGGGGCCTATCGTGCTTCTTCCCTGCTCTGGAGATATACTTTACAACATTGCCAAGGTGAAAATCTAAATCCCAAGCCTCGATTACTTTGATCGCTTCATAGGGGTTATCTTCGCCTCCGTAATGTTCTGGGTGGTCTACAATGTTTTGAAAAGAATTCTCTACATATCCGTCTGGAAGTGAGAAAATATCAATATGCTTGCTCACTCTACCACCGCCAGTACATAGTTTTCCTGCACAAGATGCACAATATCGCCTCTTACCTCAATGTCTTGAATAGTGTGTGTTGGGACTATCAAAACATCTCCAGCATTATAATTAGTTGAAGAGGAATTTACACGGACAATAGTGTAAGGACTTTCTGCTTTTTTATAATCATCCGGCAGTAAAACTAGACTATCTTGTTCCTGCTCTCTTGTCTCTGGGCTGATATGTAGCCAATTGTTTACCGGTCTAATATTCATTTTAAGTCTCCAAATTTAACAATACTATTTTCATGAATCTTGTATTCTTCTCTATCTAAAAAAGCAGTGGCTAACTTGCCACAATTCTTGCAACGAAATCTAACTGCAACATGGTTAAGCGTTGCTTCAATGTGGCTAGTTGGCACGAAAGAATGAGTTTTTAAACCCAAACATTTTGACATAACTTCGTACTTCGGCAATAGATGGTTGAAGTTCATTTTTCACCTCGCCTTTTTATTATAACCGTGGCAAGGTGAGATGTCAATTATTATTAGCGACTTTCTTACACATTTCAATAAAATAATCTTGTGAATACTTATTTTTCATCCTGTTTATGTCTTTATGAACGTACTGGATATTGTCTCTTGTGTATCCTGCGCTGCTATCAATTCTATCTAACGACCAACTATTTTTATCCAGCCTAATTCCCGAAAGGGCACAAATAAAGTTACTTTCTTCTAATACCTCATTCATTATTTGAATGTCTATTTCAAATGGAATGTTCCTTTGCTCAGCCCCAAACTTTGCTCTGTAAAATCTACTTCCTGAGACAAGGCCGTGACCTTTCCAACTTGGGTTACCAGAACCATCCCTATGCTTCATAGAACACTCATAACAACGAGTAGAAACCCCAATTGTCAAGTGATTACAATCAACAGGCGCTTCCGCACCACATTCACACTTCACCAAATAATGGTAATAAAAGTTTTTCTTTCCCTTTTTCAGCCGCACTGGCTCTGGATCCAGCAGTTCCCACGAACCAAACTTGTGACCTAATGGGTATAAATTATTGTATTTTGTCTGTCCTTTTCTTGGCATAAATAAANCCTCCTTCTAATAATAAATAGTTTCTAAAATACTTATTATCAAAAGGAGACTGTTTTTTATACAAACACTGTTAGATGAGGTCGCAACTTCCGCCCGAACACGCCAATTCTCCCGATAGGTCAGTCTCGTCTTCCATCTCAATGATGTTAGTGAGATCAACGGCAGCCAAGTGACCTAACATTTCTTCGTACTCTTCCTTGGAACAATCGGTAAAAGGGGCCTGGACGTAACTTCCGCCGTCGTGTGGCAAGACCGAAAGACCATTATAGTGCTTGCGGTTTTCCCACATCCACTCTCCAACCGGCCCCCACTCCTCTTCACGGATAGTAACAGTAGCACTCACGTTGTGCGTGTTTTGGCCCTTCCTGTGGCCCGTGCGAACCCACTCACTACTTACCCTCTTGACTCGTTCAAGCATCTCCAAGGCGCTCTCAGAGCGTGTGATAGAGCCTTCTGGTGCCTTCTGTGGGGCAGAGATAACAGCGGTATCGTGAGGGCGGAAGAACTCGTCTTCAACCAACTCTGAATGGAATTCGGAAAGATAGCCATAAATAGCCTCATTCTTGCCGACACGAATACGACGAATGTAATAATCATTATGCCAAGCGTGAACACCAGAGGAGGTTCCGAGAGTTAGAGAAGTTGTGCCTGCTGGCTTAACACAAGTTGTACGGGCTGCTGGAGAGATTCCAATAAGTTCGGCGACTCTAATGTTCTCTTCTTTGACAACCTTGGCTGCGGCCTTCATATCTAGTGCGAGAACCTTACCAGAAGCAATACCTGTCATTGAAACCCCAATAAGAGAATCCTTCTCGGTATTACGCTTCCAAACCGGACGGAGATAATGAAAATCGGTGTAAGAAGCTTGAAGCGTACCAATGAAAGCAGCGGCTCGCACACGGGCCTCAAGGTCTTCTTGACTTTCAACGTCAGAAACGTTAACCTCGGTTAGATTGCAGAACTGATATGGCCTTAGAGCAATCTCACAACAAGGATTGGTTCCCCAGTCCTTATCATAAGTGAAGTAGAAGCCGGGTTCTCCAGCACCAGACGCTTTAACACGGTCCCAAAGGTCCATGAAGAACTCTTTTGTAACTTTATGTCGCATTAGAACAACGGAATTGTTAGCACGGCCACGCTGTGGTTCAGTCTCCCACCAGTTTCCTGACTTTGCAGCGATCATTTCATCATCATCTGCCGAGAACAGAGAGATAAGAGCGGCTCGTCGGATACCGCCAGCCAAAACAGCATCAGCAATGTGGCAAACAATGTCGTGAACCTCAATAGGAGTTAGTTTATCACCGTTCTCCTTTCGCTCAAGGATTCCTTCAATTTTTACAAGACACTCTTTGAGCGGTTGTGGGCCGGGAGCCTTGCCGCCAGATGTTACTAAACGACTGCCTTTAGGTCTAATATCCGAGAAATCGAAACGTAGCTTAGAAGTGCCATTAAAGTAAGAAAGAATAAGAACCTTAACAGCGTCAGCCCATCCCTCGATAGAATCACCGATTAGATAACGACGGGTTCGCTTCTGGTTTGGTTTGTTGATCTCTGGAAGCTTATCAACATGATGAGTTTGGACAGAGAAGCCTACACCAGTGCCGCCAAGAAGAAGAAACATGACCTCTGCGAATGCGCGAGGATCATCAATGGGCATATAAGCACAGTTGAAAACTCTGTTTGGGGCGACCTCGATAGGCTTCCCTCCAAACTGCATTGATCTCATAGAGGGCAAAGCCTTCTTGTCATAGACAAACTCATAAGCAGTATCTATCTCATCTTTAAGATAAGGAAACTTTTTGATATGCATTGCCTTATTTCTATCTACAATCTCTCTAAATGTTTCGCGACGATACAGATCGTCTCGATACTTAGCGTACTTCATATATACTGTAATGTCCGACAAAATTCTTGATGCTATTTCCATTTTTATTCTCCGTTATTCTTCTTTTTGGCTTGTCTAAACTTCTTATACTTTTTCTTCAAAACTTCACTCTGGTCTTTTGCTGAAAGAATACTTTGGTCTTCTTCTGCTGGGTCCATTACTTCAATTTGAACATTCGCTGTCGTCATAGAAACAGGAAATACGATACCATCAGGACCATTTCTGTTTTTGGCAACAAAAAATCTTCCTGTATTGTTTTGTTTATCCTCTACGGTCCTTGAAAGTGAAAAAATGAAATCCGATACGAAACACTTATTAAAAGCCTCGGCAATGGACTCCATTGTGATAACTTCAGCGTTCAGGCCAGATCGATTAGTTTGTGAAGCAGTCCAGATGCAGCAATTGAATTCTTTAGCCAATCCCCGCATCTCTTCATAAATAGACTCTAACTCGTGTCTTTTCTCATTTTTACTGGAAATAGGTCGTAATAAATC